CCACGTTGCGATGGGTTTATCGGGGATACTCATATCTGACATAATATCAGATTGAGCAGATTCCTCTACATCGTACAATTTCATTCTTGCACGATCGATACCGACAACAAATCTCTTAAACTTAGTCGGATCATTATATCTGTTTTTAAGTTGTTTTACCATTACCTGGTTTAACTCATCTAATTCTTCTGTCGCTATTAATGCAAACATCAAATCGGCAGTTGCAGGTAAACCGAAAGATTCTGATGTATCTTCAAGGCCCACATCTGTATTACTAAAACCGGAACGTGTTGTTTGAGTAGCTGTCATAATAGGGACATTAAACTCAATTGCTAAACCACGTAACTCTTCTGCGATAGCTTTAATGTAGGTATAACTATTTATACTACCGCCCATTGCTGTCATACGAGAAGATGAACATATATTTAAATAGTCTATGTATATAATATCTGGAGCAAACTTCTTTTTAAGCTTTAATTCATTTAATAAAGCTCTAAAGTGGCCAGAATGTGCAGCACCAGTAGGATATTCTTTAATCAAAAGTTTGCCAATAGTTCCCTTTGCAATCTTCTGAATCTTTTCAGAGAATATATCTTTAGGTAATGACTCTAACTGTTGAATTGGTAGATCCATAAGATTAGCATCAATACGTTCTGCAATTCTTTCTTCAGCCATTTCCATAGTAATGTATAAAACGTTTTTACCTTGTTGTAAAACAGATGCAGCATTATGACACATAAACAAAGATTTACCAACACCTGTACCAGCCAGACAAACATTAAGAGTCTTGTTTGGAATACCACCTTTAGTAATCTTATTAAAGTAATCAAGGTCCCACGGAATACGTTCTTCAGTCTTGTTATAAAATTCAAAACGACTATCAGAATCATCAATATAATCGTGACCAATAGCTTGATCAAATGATACTCCAAGAGCTGTAGAAAGTATTTCTGGAATTGCACCTTCAGTTTTTTCAGGATCTTTACCATCAATAATACCAATGGAATCCATAATAGCAAGATAAACTGCTCTATCTTTACACCATTTTTCTGTTTCAATAATAAGATATTCAGTGTCTAAATCAGTCTTATTATTGATTTCATTAATCAACATAGAGGACTGATTTAATACATCTTCTGGCGCAGCCACTTTTTGTAACTCAATATCCAATACTCTACCAGTTGGTAGTTTATTGTGTGTAGCTACAAAACTTACAATAAGATCGAATACTACTTTATGCGAACCTTCAAAATATTCTTTTTGAAGATATGGTATTACGCGTCTACAGTATTCTTCGTTATTAAGTAGATGACTCAGTACGTGTGTTGGTATCTCGTTCTGCACGTTGTGTTGTTCCCTCTTGAATAATATGTGTTAATAAATCTCCGAGATAATTATTAAATTTCTCGTCTTCTTTCAATGTGTCGTGATCAAAATCACCAGGATCATTTATATTATACGTAAATGATAACGTAGCCATATCCAGGTCAGGACTTTCTTTAATCGATACTGTTCCATAAATGAATCTAACACCAGGATATGGTGAATTCTCATTCAAATGAATAGCATAAAAGTCAGAGCCTGGATGTTCTTGTGTAGTAAAATGACTATCCATTTTCTTGCTCTATATCAAGTTCAACATCTAAGAGTGGCTTATGACCAATTTGATAATGACCTTTCAAGAACTCTTTGAAATTAGTTGTTTCAAAAATAGGTTTCCAGAACTCTTCGGTTAGAGTATCCTTTTCCCTTACCTTTGGTTGTACAAGTTCACCAGTTTCGGTATCTACTCTACAATACCAACCTACGTTTGGCTTTTGCACGTATCCACCTGCTAGTGCTACATCCAGTAAACCAGAATATGGAGCAATACCACCTTCCCAAGTTACTGTAATAGGAATTTTAGATTTCTCTTTTACAAACCTTGATTTCTCAACGTTGATTACAAAGTTATAGCCTTTGACTTCCATTCCCTGCTTCTGTTGTTGTCTTCCAAGAATCCAAATATTATCTGCTGAATAGTAAATACCTGTACCACCAGATACTACAGCTTTAGGGAATAAACCGATTTCTTGATAAGTGTGATTAACAGCAAGCAAAGGAATATTCTTCATAGCCAGATAAGGAGTGACCATTCTGAATAGACCTTTAAGTGCTTTGGCTCTCGACATATCAGCAACTGATTTTTCATTTAGTGCGTCTTCTAATTCTTTCTTAGAAGCTAGGTTACCTATAGAATCGATTACAACAATAACTTTGTCGTTACGTTCAATGTTTTCTAGTTGACCTACTAAATCAAATTTTAGTTGCTCTACATCCGTAATTGGTGTGTGCAATACTCTATCAGTATCAATACCGAAAGATTCAAAATATGATTGTGGAGAACCAAACTCTGAATCATAAAATAATAACACTGCATCTTCGTGCTTTTTTAAATAAGCGCCTGCCATCAATAAAGCAAAGGACGTTTTAAAGTGTTTAGAAGGACCTGCTAAGACTGTTAAACCAGGACTTAACCCACCGTCTGGGTCTCCTGATAAAGCAACATTGATCATTGGTACTTCTGTTGGTGTCATTTCTTTATCGCTAAAGAACACCGATTTAGAAAGAACATCTGAAGATTTAATCTTAGAGTTCTTTTTTAATTTATCCATTACTGACATTATCTTTTTCTCCTGCCGAATTGTGTTTGTTCTTGAGAGCTAAGTTGTCTCTTGTGACGAGCGATTGCTTCGGCCTTTTTACGCTTGCGTTTTGCTGTAGGTTTTTCGTAAAACTCTTTTTTACGCACATCTTGTAAGATGCCCGCAGCCTCTACAGCTTTCTTAAATTTTCTTAAGGCAACATCAAATGGCATATCCTGTGGAGGCCTTTGGTTTTTCTTACCTTTGCGAAACTTTCTAGGTTGGGCTTTTAAATTAATACTTGGCATATTTCCTCTTTTAATAATTAATGTGTATATTATAACATAAAATCGCTTAATTGTACACAGTTAATTCCCCAATTTTTTCTTCTATAACATTCTGGAGATAAGTGTACAGATGAAACGCTTTCCATCATATCCTTGGCATATTTCTCACCGTCCATAGTGAGCCAATCTTCGGGATATACAACCCTCTTCATATCCAGCTCATCCATAATAGATGTCCATTTATTAAGAGCGCTGATTCTTTCTTCACGTGAACCCCAAAAAGGCTGATCTTTATAATATCCAGTTTTAGGAAGTTTACGTCCTTGGAATTCTATTGGCCATGGAGTAGAGTATTCAACTCTAATACCACGATCTTCTAAACTTTGACCGTACGCTTTCCAAGCCTTTAACATCTTTTCAATGTCAATGTTTAGCCTGCAAACGTGGTGTCTAAGATCAATATTACCAAATGACATTGTTACGCCTTTTGGCATACATTCCATAATATGATTTGTGACATATTCAAAGTTTGATTTTGTTTGTCCAAAAAGTGTTAGTCCATCAGTTTTAATTACCATTGATCTTTCTTTAGCATAAGCCGCAGTATGCGAATCACCAATTGTTAACCAATGTAGATCTGATATGTCTGTGGATTTTAATCTCTTTGCGGTTGCGCATTTTTCCGATACTTTATCACACCAATCTTTGTCTAATACATCTTTACGCTTTTTAAGCATTGCGCCGTAATCTGGCATATCAATATCCAACGAATAAACCAATCTTGCTTCTAAGAAATTATTTATTCGTTTTTCAAGGTCGTCAGTAAATCCGCCGAATAAATTAAGTGAACCACCAAAATTTACACCATGATCTAAGTATAATACGTCTACTGGATCACCTTCGTGGTTAATCCCTACGTCTAAATTCTCAGACCAAGTTCTAGCCCATCCATAACCGTGGCTATTTTTCTTTTTTGGTATTTTGTTAAATGTTCCTGTTATCATAAGTTTTTATCCCAATCTCTATAAGAATCAATTGTCTCATATAGTGTTTCGTCGTGCAAAGTTGGTTCGGGACCAACGTTCCAAAATAGAATATTTCGGTTGCTATTCTTTGGTATGTATTTCCATACTTTACCATCATAGGTATCAATACAAGGAAATGGTGGTAAGTTTTCAGATTTCTCTGACGCAGTAAATGCTTTAGGTTCACTAATAACATCAGCTCTTCCAAGCTCTCCAGCCTTCATATTTCTTGATACTGCAACTGACACAAACTTGGCATTTGGCCATGCAATTTGTAAAGCTCTCGTAAGAACTCCAGTCGATGTAGCCACATATACTTCATCTGGTTCACTAATTGCACTTGCAACTTTAACCATACCAGCAGTAACCATTTCATGTTTTAAACCTAGAGGAACAAAATAGTATCCGTTTTTCCTTGCGTCTTCTAAAGCAATTTTATTTAAGTTTGGCATTGCGGCTATTCTATGGAAGCTTACGTCAGCTCCTTGTTCTATACAACAAGCCTGATGATGCGAAATCTTTTTACTAGATGGCATATACAAACGTACTTTTTTATTATGCCTTTTAGCAGCATCTAATATACTTACACCGGCTAAACCAGTACGTGGTTGAACATACGCAATAGTATCTTCTTTAATTGTGCTAATAAGACAATCGCCGCCTCTAGTTTTAGTGCCGACAATCATATCATCTCTTATAACTCTCACTCCATCATGCATAACTTCTACAGGAGTTGGATTAGGATCTTCCCAATTCTTAGCTAGATTTAAATAATATTCTTTTGCTTCTTCAGGTTGCATTAACCCAATATCTTTATTAAATCCGTCTTCTACGTGATTGTTATGTGACATTGTTCACCATACTTTGATATTCTTCTACGCTTAAATTATTCTCGTTTAACACTTTTAAATCTGATGGATGAGCAGTAATACCGTTAAATGTATCTACTAGTCCAAGATCTAACATTGCTTTTTGTCTTCCACGTGGGTGATCTTTAATATCACTACTAGACCATACTTTATCTAAATCTAAATGAGCGTAGTCATCTCCAGGTCT